TTCTTTAGAGTCGAGGAACTAACTCACGGTAACAAAAAGAAAACAGACAGGGTTATGTGGGCGTTGCAAGGACGCTTTGAGAACGGCTACGTAACACTAAACAAGGGCGAGTGGAACTCAAGATTCTTAGATCAACTGTTTCAGTTCCCAGACCCGCTGACACACGATGACTTGGTTGACGCCTTAGCTTACGTAGATCAGTTAGCACAAGTAGCGTACCACTACGATTTTGAAATTGATGACCACGAAATACTAGACGTAGTAGCAGGATACTAAAGTGGAAAAAGAAGTTTTCAGAAAGTTTAATACCTATGGCATCTACGCTATTTCTGTCGTAGTGTTTTTTACACTGGGTTACAGCGTAGCAATACTCTAAGGACAATACTATGGCAGAAGAAATCTTAAGCCCAGATCCCCTGATGATTGAGGAGTCTCTGGAAGAGTGGGTAATGACCAAGTGTGAAAACTGGCGTGATTACTACGAGTCTAACTACGAAGCAAAGTTTGAAGAGTACTACAGACTCTGGCGAGGACAGTGGGATCCCGCAGATTCCCAGAGAGGATCAGAGCGTTCCAGAATTATTTCTCCTGCGTTACAACAGGCCGTAGAGTCTAACGTAGCAGAGCTAGAGGAGGCCACGTTTGGCAGGGGCAAGTGGTTTGACATTTCTGACGATACTAACGACAAAGACAGACAAGACATCCAGTACCTCAGAAACAAGCTCACAGAAGACTTTGACAACACAAAGGTACGCAAGGCTGTTGCAGAGTGCCTGATTAACTCAGCAGTCTTCGGCACAGGCATAGGCGAGGTTGTCCTAGAAGAAATCAAGGAGATGGCTCCTGCTACTCAGCCTATCATGGACGGACAGTTGCAAGCTGTAGGTGTCAACATCACCGACAGAATCGTTGTTAAACTCAAGCCCGTGTTGCCTCAGAACTTCCTAATAGACCCCGTAGCAACGACTGTAGAAGACGCTATGGGCGTAGCTATCGACGAGTTTGTGTCTAAGCACCAAGTAGAACTGATGCAGGAACAGGGCGTGTACAGAGACGTATACGTTGAGTCTGCAGCGCCTGACACAGACCTAGAGCCAGATCAAGACCTCACGATCTACAACGATGACAAAGTTAGGTTAACAAAGTACTACGGACTCGTGCCTCGTGAGTTGCTTGAGGCTGAAGACGTAGAAGTAGAAACTGAGTCTATGTACGTTGAAGCTATCGTGGTTATCGCTAACGGTGGTACACTCTTGAAGGCCGAAGCTAACCCGTACATGATGCAAGATCGTCCTGTAGTTGCGTTCCCTTGGGACGTAGTACCCGGAAGGTTCTGGGGTCGTGGTGTGTGCGAGAAGGGTTACAACAGTCAGAAGGCTCTTGACACTGAGCTACGCGCACGTATCGACGCCTTGTCACTAACTATTCATCCAATGCTCGCTATTGACGCAACTAGGTTGCCTCGTGGAGCTAAACCAGAAGTACGTCCGGGCAAGATGATTCTAACTAACGGAGATCCTCGTGAAGTACTTCAACCGTTCAACTTTGGGCAAGTGGGTCAGATCACTTTTGCACAAGCTCAGGCGCTTCAACAGATGGTACAGCAAAGTACAGGAGCCGTTGACTCTGCAGGTATTGCTGGTCAAGTTAACGGAGAAGCAACAGCAGCGGGTATAAGTATGTCTCTGGGCGCTATCATCAAGCGTCACAAGCGTACCCTCATTAACTTCCAGCAGTCGTTCCTGTTGCCTTTTGTAACCAAAGCTGCACACAGGTATATGCAGTTTGATCCTGAAAACTACCCTGTAGCTGACTACAAGTTTAACGCTACGTCTACTCTGGGTATCATCGCTAGGGAATACGAAGTAACTCAGTTGGTACAGTTACTCCAGACGATGAAACAAGACTCTCCAATTTACCCTGTGTTAATCCAGAGCATCATCGACAACATGAACCTGAGTAACCGTGACGAGTTGATTGCATCTATGCAACAGGCGTCTCAGCCAGATCCTCAGGCTCAGCAGATGGCTATGATGGCTCAACAGACTCAGATGGAGTTCCAGCAGAGCCAGACTTCAGCGCTGCAAGCACAAGCGGCTGAGTCTCAAGCCAGAGCAGCTAAGTACGCAATGGAAACACAGTTGCTTCCAGAAGAGCTACAGATTGAAAAACTGGAAGCAATCACAAGAAATCTCAAGGAAGGAGATCAAGAAGACAAGGAGTTTGAACGCCGCTTAAAGGTAGCAGACGCCCTACTTAAAGAAAGACAGATAGAAGGAAAACGTCCTAATGCTAATGACACAAACAGAAATGAACCAGTTTCTCAGCCAAATCAACCAAGCGTTCCAAGACCAGTTCAACAAATTGGAAGCGCTGGAGGCCAAGGTCAAGGACCTAGAGGACCAAATGTCGGCCCTGCACCAACAGCAGGAGAAGCCTAATGCCGAAGGAAAAAGACCCAAAGCTAGCACGAGCAGGAGTAAGCGGGTACAACAAGCCAAAGAGGACGCCTAATCACCCTAAGAAGAGCCACATTGTCGTAGCTAAAGAGGGTGACAAAGTTAAAACTATTCGCTTTGGTGAACAGGGTGCTAAAACTGCTGGTAAACCTAAGGCGGGTGAAGGCGACAAAATGAAAAAGAAACGAGCATCTTTTAAAGCTCGTCACGCTAAAAACATAGCCAAAGGCAAGATGTCTGCGGCTTACTGGGCAAACAAGGTAAAATGGTAAGGAGATAGTTATGCCAATGGTAGGAAAGAAAAAGTATCCGTACACCGCTAAGGGTAAAGCCAAAGCTAAAGCAGCTGCCAAGAAAACAGGCAAAAAAGTAAAGAAAATGAAGGGCTATTAAGATGCCAAAAAAAGGACTGTACGCTAATATCCACGCCAAACGCAAGCGTATCAAGGCTGGAACAGGAGAAAAGATGCGTAAACCGGGGTCAAAAGGCGCTCCGACAGCCCAAGCCTTTAAGAAGGCCAAGAAGACAGCAAAGAAATAATGGTAAAATTCACGTAAAATAATGCTTGACTTTTGGTCAAAAATGTGGTATAATATATAGTGTACTTAGGTACAACACTTAACAGAGACAACCCAAGAGGCCTCAAGATGGATCAAGAAACACAGCAGTACTACGACAATTACTTTAGTCTTTTTATTACTGATGGCTGGAAACAACTTATGCAGGACTTTGGTAACAATGTTCTGCAGATTAACAGTATAGAAGCAACTAAAGATGCTGACGATATGTTTTTTCGCAAGGGACAACTAAACGTATTAGCCCACTTAATTAACATGGAAACTATCGTTACAACTAACTACGAAGAAGCGTCAAAGACTGAAGAAGAAGATGATTAAAGTATTTGACTTTCGTTGTACTAACGGACATACATTTGAAGAATTTGTAGAATCAGGTACTACATCCAGTAGGTGCGGGTGTGGTGCTAACGCTACAAAGATTGTCTCAGCTACTCAGCATATCCTAGAAGGGTCATCAGGGGACTTCCCCGGAAGACACATGAAGTGGGTACGCGAACACGAGAAGGCTGGACAAAAGAGCAGGGAATCTCAACTATAGAGGCAACTCCCATTTAATCCTCCATAACCTAATAATAATAGGCGGGGTAAGTTTAGAATGTCACGAGCAACATTAATTGATGAGCGTAAGGAAGAAGATCAGGAACCAACAGACCAACTCGACACACAGGATACTGTAGAGACTCCTCAAGAGGAACAACCTCAACAGCCTGAAGTTCCAGAAAAGTACAAAGGTAAATCTGTAGAAGACCTCGTACAGATGCACCAAGAGCTTGAGAAGTTTTCAGGCAAACAGAGTACGGAAGTTGGAGAGTTACGTAAAGTTGTTGACGATTACATCCAAACACAACTCTCAACCCAACAAGCACCTCAACAACAGCAACAACAAGACGATAACGATGACGATGTAGATTTTTTTGTCGATCCCAAGACCGCTGTTAGTCGAGCTATAGACAACCACCCTAAGATAAAAGAAGCACAGGCTTACACACAGCAGTACAAACAACAGGCTACTCTTGCACAACTCAAGTCCTCTCATCCTGAGATGGAGCAGATACTGCAAGACCCTAAGTTTGCTGAGTGGATCAAAGGGTCAAAAGTCCGAACACAGTTGTTTGTTCAGGCAGATCAACAGTACGATTACGATGCTGCTAACGAGCTATTTAGTCTCTGGAAAGAACGGAACCAAGTAGTTCAACAGACTGCACAAGCAGAAAGAGAAGCACGTAAGAGTTCAGTTAAGACTGCATCAACAGGCAACGCTCGCGGAACAGCAGAGGGATCTCGTCGTAAAGTTTATCGTCGTGCTGACATTATTAAACTTATGAGAACTGACCCAGAGCGTTATCAGTCCATGTCGGACGAGCTACTTAAGGCTTACGCAGAGGGTCGGGTTCGATAGCCTAAAGGAGAATTACAATGGCTGGTGAAACCTCTGGTGCCTATTTTACAGCTAATGCTGTAGTAGACAAAACTGCTGCGGGTACTTTTATTCCAGAAATCTGGAGTGACGAAGTAATCGCTGCTTATCAAAAGAACCTGAAGATGGCTCCCCTTGTCAAGCGTCTCGCTATGTCTGGCAAGAAGGGTGACGTTATTCACATTCCTAAGCCCATCCGTGGTGCTGCATCTGCTAAGGCAGAAGCTGTAGCAGTTACGATTCAGGCTAACCTTGAGTCAGAGTTGACTGTCACTGTTGACCGTCACTTTGAGTACTCACGTTTGATTGAGGACATCGTAGAAGTACAGGCTCTGTCTTCTCTGCGACAGTTCTACACCGAAGACGCTGGCTACCA